CGTCGCCCTTGTCGCCTTTGAGACCCTGTATGCCTTGGTCTCCCGCGTCGCCCTTGTCGCCTTTGAGACCCTGTATGCCTTGGTCTCCCGCGTCGCCCTGGTCTCCTTTCTCGCCGCGCATTGCAGGAGCGAGAAACACGCGGAACGCAGGCGAAGGCTCTCTGTTGAGAACCACAACGCCGGCCGGTGTCGTCAGCCGGACCGTAAACAACCTGGCGGTGAGAGTTATCATCTCAGTTCTCCGTGACACCAAGCACCGTTCGGAACCCGAAAGTTTCGGTCCGGAAAAGTTCGCCGTCCGGAGTCTCGATGCGGATGTCCATCGCGAACCCCTCGTTCGGCGGCCACGTAGCCGTAACACTCGCGTCGAACTTCAACATGAAAGCACCGATGGTCGCGTCGGTCCAGGTTATCTCTGCCTCTCCCAGCGACGGGCCATAAAGATTCGTAGCAGGGTTCAGCCGACGAACCTGAGCCGTCAACGTGTAGCCGGTGAAATCAGAAACGCCTGAAGCGCGGATTACCCCCGCCCACGACACGTCGTCGCCTGGTTTTACTTTCAATGCGGTTACGCTCACGGTTCGCTCCTTGAAAAAGTTACTGCTGGATTAGCCCTTTCGCTTCAGCCGCATCGAGGCAGGCGTGTTCCTCGGCGCGCACACCACGTAGCTTGTCGACGACGTTTGCGGCGGCCTCGACCCACAGCACGGCCGGCTTGCTCAAGCGGCACGCTTCGATCTTGTCGAGCGAGCCCGGCAGCGGCGGCGCGCATTCAATCCACTCCGTGCTCGAAGGCAGCGCCGGCAGCTTGAAGTCCTGCGGCTGCTTGCACCGCACTTCGCTAGTCGTTTGCTCGATCAACGGCTTCTTCGAGACGCTGCTGCACGCGGTCATCGACAGGATGAGCGCAAGAGCCGAAAGCAACAGGAGCGGTAGCCGGACGGTCACGGTAAACATATTGGATTTCCTTCTTGACTTCGGCCGACGAATTGTCCGCCTGGTTGATGACTTCGACCGTCGCATCCGAAGCGTCCTTCGCGATCTCCGAGGACGTTTCGTTGCGGGCTTCGTTCTCCGCCGCCTGCTCGCGGTCCGCTTCCGCCTGCGCGTCGCGGTGCTCCTGCTGGCAGCGCTGGTAGCCGACCTCATCGTAGTGCGACGAGAACGCCCACCAGCACAACGCGATGATGACCAGGGCGACGAGCAACTGGCCGAGTTTCGTTCCGAACAACCAACTGACAAATCCCATCTCGTTCTCCTACGGTGTTTCGGCCACGAGGGCTTCTGCCTCGCGTCGCGCGGACAACCCGCGCTCATTGACTGTGCCGCGCCACAATCGCTTCATCTCACGGAGCTGCTTCGCAACGCACGGCCCTGGCGCGTCCAGGTCGATGCACTCGGTCTTGATCGCCTTCATCTCGCGGCGCGAGTCACCGACCATCGACGCGCCGCGATTGTAGACCAGCGAGACCAGCGCAGCGCGTACGTTCGGCTTGAGTAGCAGGTAGCCGGGACCGAACGCCCGCGCCGCGCGTCGGTCGTATTCCAGCAGCGTGCGCTTCTCGAACACGACCAGGCACTCGCTGTACGGCGTGAGCACGTCCTTGAGCCCCGGCACCAGGCGCGCAGCCGCAACGCCCCGGATGCCTGCCGTCTCGCCCAGGCGGTCGACGTGCGGATGGCCTGCCCAATCGTCGACGATCACGGCCCGGACCTGGTGCCCGCCGTCGTAGCCGACGCACCAGGTCACGCCGCTGGCTCCCTTCGGCCAGATGGGGGCTTTCAGGCGCCGCTCGTAGTATTCCGGGCTGCTGATCTCCCAGCGCACGATCAGGGCCGCCGCAATGGGCGCCCAGGGCGCGATCTCGACCTCCGGGGCTACCTCGACCCGGATAACCGCCGATACGGCCTCCTGCGCTGCGGCAATCGGTTCAGCGAGGACGCTGGACGCCTGGGCCACGGCCTCGGGGAGTGGCTGCTCGGCGACGGCCGCCTCGACCGCCACGCGCGGGGCCAGCGCCGGAAGGTCCGCCGGGGCCGACTGCACAGTGTCGTCGACGCGCGGGACGGCCGCCGGCCGGTCGCAGCCAGCGAGCAGGGCCAGGCACAACAGCCACCAGGCCCGGCCCATTACCGCGTCATCCAGTAGGTCGTGAAGGCCAGCACCGCGACCCACTCGATGCGGTCGAACGCCCGGAGCCAGAACGCCGCCCGGTCGCCGCCCTTCGCCGCCACGAACAGCTCCAGCTCGGTGCGCGAGTGGATGTCGAACAGCGCACGCTTCTTGAACCACCAGGCGAAGGCGACGATCATCGCCGCGCGCACCAGGTTGAGCATGTAGCCGAACAGGTCGCCGAAGCCTTCGACGCCGATGCGCGAGTCCAGGGACTTGAGCGTGACGTAGACCGCGAACATCGCGATCAAGATCAGCGGCAGTTGCAGGAAGAGCACCTGGTTGCTGCGCCAGAACTCCCAGGCGCGAACGCGCAGCGGCAGATCAGTTTGCGGGTTGGCTTTCTCGGTCATCGTCGTTCCTCGTGTCGTTGGGGTCGAATCGCTCAGCCGGCGTGCCGCCGCCTCGCGCCAGGTACAGCTCGATCTCCGAAATCTCACGTTGCAGTTCTGCGGCCTTCACTTCCAGTTGGTCCGTCGTTTTGTCGTTGTCGTTGAAGCGGTAGTTCAAATGGTACATGAACACACTCACGATCAGAGTCGCGAGCAAGCCCACGCCCGCGCCCCATCCGGTCCAGCGAATCAGCTTCTCGCGGAGCTTACGCACTTCGAGTTCGCTGACGTTGTTGATGGCGGCGCGAAGTTCGCGCTCGCTGTTCTCGTTGTCGGCTTCATGCTCGCGCCAACGCTGGTCACGGTCGGCGGTGAAGCTGTCCCACTTGCGGTCCTGGATTTTTGCGAAGTCATTGAACCACTGCTCCATGCGGTTGCTCACGCCGGTCAGTTGGCCGCGCAGCGAGTCCAGCGCTTCTTTGTTCGACGCGTGGTCTTGCTGGAACGCAGCCAACTTCTCCACGGCCTGCACTACCCGATGGACTTCCGCTTGGGTTCCTTCAACGGCGCTGCGCATCGCTTGCAGCCCTTGGGTGATCTGAAGAGCCAGCACGTTCTGCCGGCCGTTAAGTTCTTCCATGCGCACAGCTTGCTGCGCGGCGTCGAGCAGGTTCTTGTCGGACACTCGTCTTCCTTTATTTTCTTGAGAGTCGGGCATGACAGGGCTCCGGTCAGTTGTCCGGCCAAGGCAGCGGGTCGGGGGTGAAGTCGCCGTAGAGCGGCTGGCGGGCGTAGCGAGTTATCCGAGTCGGCCCCATCCGTCCGAGCAACGGCTGGCTAGGTGCGATGTAGTTGTCGCCGAAATACACGCGGCCGGCGCTGGTGACGTAGGCAACGCCCAGGGCGCCAGTGTACGTGTTAGTGGACGCTACGCCGTCTACGTACAGCTTCCAGTAGCCACCGCGACGGCAGGCTTTCCAGTGATACCAGACGCCAGTGGTGAACACGGTCTGGTGGGACAACACAGTGCCATCGGGCGTGGCTAGCGCTAGCCGACCGTTGCCGCCGCTGTTGGTGCCTGCATAAATGGCGATGTTGCCCACCGCGCCGTGGCGGAAGTCGACCATGCACTGATTGCCGCCGATCGAAAGCAGGTACACGTGGCCCTCAATGTCCACGTCATACACGCCAAAGGCGAAGTCGCCGCCCACGCAGTAGGCGTAAGCGCCGCCGCCGTTGAACAGGGCCGTGTTTTCGCCGTCCAGCGTCACGGCGTCGTCGATCTTCGCGCCACCCACCATGGTCCAGGCCAGCCCCTTGGCGTCGGTGATGGTGGTCGATTCGTCGGCACCGTTCAGGCGAACAAACGAACTGACCCAGGGGAAGGCGGGGTCGTCGCCGGCGTGTTGATACGGGACCTCAAACAGGTTGGGGCCGCTCGCCGCCCAGTCGGTGGCCAGGTAGGTGGCCGCGTTCGTCCAGTCGTCGCCGTTGTCGGAGTAGTCGATGTAGACCGTTCCCGGCGCGCGCACGTATCCGCTGGAGTACTGCTGTCGCCAAATGGCGACCTCTTGCACGTCCACCGGCGTGGCGAAGTGGTACCCAATCCACCACGGCTGGCTGTCGTTCAGCGACACCGTGGAGTTGTTGATGTAGTCCAGGCTGCCGTCGAAAGCGCGCGAAGCCGGAGTGCCCGCGTTGACGTTCAACGCGATGGCGGTGCCGCCGCTGCACAGGTTGGAGCCGCCAGGCGTAGCGCGCATTTCGATTTCGTTGACTGAAGTCACGCCGCCCGAGCCGCTGGACGTTGCGGCGTTACGGTCGGTGCGGACGCGCCAGAACAAATGCGGGGAGCCAGGAGAGCCGCCCCCGCCTGCTTGGCGCCTATAGGGCACACAGCCGAGAGGAATCACGGCGTTGCCTCCATGCGGCCGATGACCGCCCAGGTATCGGTGTCACGCTTGACCAGGGTGCAGAAAGAGTAGCGTTCGGCCATCGCGAGGGTGTCGCTTACCGGGTGCTCCAGCGTTACCGCGCCGTCTTCAGGAGCAAAGGTCGGCTTGCCGACGCCAAGCCAGTAGAAGTCCGCACGCCAGCCGACCGGAATAGCGACGGTAGCGTTCTTCGGCACGGTGACGGTAATCGCCGAGGCGTTGCTCAGAGTGACGATCTTGAACGCATCGCTCAGCGCCAGGGTGTAGGTCGTGCCGGTTTGCGCGTTGAAGCGGTACAGCAGCGCGAACAGGCGGAGCAGCAGCAGCGTGATCTTGCCGCTGGTGTTGGTCGGGTCAGTTCCTTGCTCGACCTCCATCAAGTCGGTGTCCGCGAGCGCCGCAGCGTCGTCGAGATCGGAAATAAGTTCGTCAGCCATTGTCTTCAGCCCTTGGTTGCGCGAGCGTTGCCGCCCACGGTGATTCGTCGATTTCCGCCGACGACGATTCGCGTGTTGTTCGGAGAAGCCAGGTAAGGAAATTCAGCCGTTGCTATTTGCCACGACACCAAGCCGTCTCGTTCCGATTCTACTTCAACACGAACGGAGCCGTTGCCGGACAAGGTATAGGGTGCTGCCGACGTGCCCAGGATTCCGATCTCTTCTTCGTCGAGAACGTCGTTCAAGTAGTAGCGAACGTTGTAGGTCGTGCCCGCTTCCGGACCTACGTCGGCGTCTCCTTCCGGGACCAACAAGTCCGCTTGGAGCAGGCGATCTCGGTGCGCCCAAGAAACCTCCAGTTCGCCTACCCTCGTCGTCGCCGGGTACGCAACGTTGGTCTCGTTGTCATCGGTTATGCGGAGCTTGCCGGGCGGGTACGGGCGCGCTTGGCGCGAGTCCATCGTGACTTCCAGGGTAGGTGCTGCCCCCAGGGCGAGTTGGTCTTGTCCGGTCCGGGTCAGCGCCTTCGCCTGCACGTCTTCGCCCGCCGCGTACTCTTTGTTGTCGCTGCCGTACCAGTCGCCAATGAACCAGACGCGTTCATTGGCGGAGTGTTCTTGCGGAACGGTGTCGCCGCAACCGCGACCGAGCGTAAGCAGTTCGCCATCCTGGTCAACCGCGTCCACGCGCACGATCTCGCTGCCCCACAGCGCCCAGGTGCCGATCACAACGTTGTCGAGCAAGCTGGCGCTGTTGTAGGCGATGACGGTCGCTGGAACGCCTTCCAGCGGCGTTTCCGCTAGAAGCGCAGTCGGGGTCCAGTCCGCGTTAGCTCCTGCGACTTCGAAATCGCTGCCTGCGATAGCAGTGGCGAGAGCGTAGTTCAGCGAGCCAGTCGGTCGAGCGGCGCCCACCTGGAGGTAGCCCGAGTCTTCGGTCAGCGCGTCCTTGTCGGCGGTAGCCAAAGCAGACGCCAGCTCAACGTAAGGAGACTCGATAGCTATACTGGCCGGCGGGGGCAACGCGGCTCCGTTAGGCTGTTCGTCCAAGCTGTTCTGCGGGTCGACAAACACCGTGTCCGCGAGCGAAAAACCGTCCTGGATGGCGTTGACCTGGATGGCGCCGTTCTCGAAAGAGCCGAAGCCAATCTCGCTGACAACGCACACCATATCCGCAAAGCCCCGGTTAGGCGCCATCAGACGGAAGTAGCGCCCAGGACGACGCAGCGAGAGAGCCCTGCGGTTAGCAAGGATTTGGAAGCGCCACAGCGGCGTAGCGCCTGCGCGCAAATCTCGGTCTGCAACACGCAACGCCAGAGACTCCGAAGGAATCTCGTAGTATTCGCGCACTTCCGGAATGACGCCGCCCGCGCCCTCGATAGCGCCGAGCGACTGAACGGGCGTGGTCACGCGCGCTTCCATCGTCTCCTGGTTGTACCAGGCCACGGAGAGATGATTGATCGCTTCCGTGAGCGAGTTGGGCTCCGCGCGGAACTCGATTATGTCATCGTCCGTTATCACCGGAAGGTCTTCGAGCACGTAGTCGCCACGCAGCATGTCGATGTAATACTGACCATCGAGAATGTCCTGCGAGCAGTTCCAGCCGACCACGTTGCAAATGCGCTGCTGGAACTGTTCCGCGCTCTCGCCTCCCTTCCAGGTCGTGCACAAGCCGAAACCTTCGCTGTAGGCTTTGTCCGCCGCAGCCTCGAAGCTTGCTTCATTTATGCGGCCCGTAGGCTCGCCCATGCCGCCGTTCTCTTTGCGCGACGTGATGCTGTCGTAAAGAATGTGGGCAGGGTTCATTCCGAGCTGGTCGAAAGCTACCGGCACGTAGCTGTAACTAACCGGACCGAAATGCGCCAGTCCGGCGGCGATTTCACTCTGGAAGCGAATGTTGTTTACGGAACCGGGCGGGCCTGCAACCGGCATGCTGACCGTGTTGATTAGCGAGCCGTCCTCGTAAGTGCGCAGCTCCCAGCGGCCCTCTTCGGCCAGGTAGTCGCCTTCGAACCGGTACACCAGCAGCGGGTCTAGCGTGACGTCGGTCAGGGCCACGCCGGTGGCCGAATCCTCGTAAGACCCGAACGCCCAGAAGGTCGCGCGCTGGACGCCGCCCGGGGCATAGATGGCCTGGCGGTTGATGTTCAAGATGCCGATGGCAACCTCGGTTTCGCCGGAAGGCCCGAAGAAGTACAGCACCGCGTTGTCGTCGGCCGCCGCTTCGTCCAGCGTGGCTTCGACCGAAAAGCCAAGCCACGCGCCGCTGGGCGTGTAGCGACGAATCGTTCGCGAACTGCCCAGGTACGCCCCGTCTATACGCATAGCCGGACCGCCCATCGCAGTATCCACAGTGAAGCCGTCCAGCGACGGGCCGCCGGCAACCGCAGTGTACGGCGCCAAGCCTTGCGAATAGTCTTCGATGAAGGTGCTGATCGTGCTTTCCGCCGAAGCAATAGGTACGCCTGCCTTCTCGGGGTACCAGCACACGTCGTCGTCCCAACCCTTCAGGATGCGAACGAACTTCCAAGCCATCGCTTTCGGGTACGGGTTGCCGGCGCCGATCTTCGCGCCGCGCAGGACGCCCGTGAGCCGGCCACGGTACGCCGACTGCAATGCGCCGAAGATGCTCGCGAGGTAGCTGTTCGGCGCTTGGTCGTGCTCGCCCATCATCAACTCGAAGTCGCCGACGACGCCGCCTTCCGCGCTCTCGCCGCCGTAGAGGTCCGGCTTGTTGACCGAGATGATGCCGCTGGTCTCTTGGCGGCCCTTCCAGATCACGCGGTCGCCGCCGCGCCATTCGAGCATGGCGTCGACCGGCCCCTTCGCAAAACCGAAGTGCGCGATCAGCTTGTACCAGTAGCTAACCGTCTGCTTCTTAGCGCCGCCCATGTGCTTGCTCCACTACTGCGATTGCGAATGTGTCGTTGGTCGCCAGAAGGATTTCTTCGGCGATGCCGTTTTTCAGAAAGTCGGTGTAGTCCAGGTTGTAGGTCTTGAACCAAAGGCGCGTGCCTCGCGAGCACAAGCCCACGCGGCGCGAGAACCCTCGGGTCTTCCGGACATCGGACATGGTGATTATCACTTCTTGCCTCCCTTCCGAATCGGCACCGGCGCCATCGGTTGCCAGGCGAGCACCTGAGAATCCGGAACCCACACCGTGCCGTAAATCTTTCGGATGATCGTGCCGTCATTCGCTTCCGGCGCACGACCTTCAGACGGCTTCGCGCCCTCGACCTTCTGCGACGTGAGCAGAGACGAGACGACGGAGAAGGCGACTGCCCACAGTGCTTGAACGAGCCATACCGGCCAAACCATGATGAGTCCTTAGAAGACAGGGTTGCCGTTGAAAGGAGACCGCTCGGGCGAGTATAGATCACCGCCGTAGTTCGGCATGTTGTCGTGGAAATCGTTGCAGTCCGCCGCGTCGTGCCTGCACCCGGCGTAGGCCGTCATCAGCGTCGCGGGCGGGATATTGGCGCCGTAGAACAGCGTCACGGCCGCGCCGACTTGCTTGACGATGGTGCGGCGGTCAATCCAGCCTTCAGCCGTCGTCCACTCGACGTAGCCGCCTTCGAGCTTGCTGCCGGTCGCGTACACCGAGAACTCCGAAACAGTGATTACGTTCCCTACCTGCGTGTCGATAATGCCCTCGACCTTCTTCGACTCTTTGTCCGCATTGCAGAGCCCGTGGCCTTGCTTGTAGAGGACGTGCGGGCAACCGCGCTGCCAGCACTGCGCCAGGCCCGATCGCGCAGCCGTGGTCGCGGTCGGCTCGCCGGTAAACATCACTTCGGACGCGGTGAGCGGCGCCGCGATGATGCGGCCAATCCAGCACACGATGGAGTCCATCTCGCCGTCGTGCGATTCGTAGATCGTCAAGCCGATGGTGTCGCTCGGCGCGTAAGGGCGCCAGTTATCCACGACCGGCGTGTCGATAGGTGCCGTGATGTCGAGCGTCATCTTGTTGCGCTCGATGCCGCGCTGGAGTTCACCGTGCGAAATGTTGCACTTGGCCCACACCAGGCCGTCGCCATTGCGCTCGCGGTCGCGGTCCGACGAGTTGTAGCGCCAGTGCGTCGTGCCTCGGACGAAATCGTAGAAGAAGATCGGGTCGCCGTCTTCCCAGCTTTGGCTTCGGTCGATAGAAGTCATTTGAGTTTCCTGTTATTCGGACGGCGGTTCAACGACGCCTTCGAAAACAAACGACGCGATGGTCGTTCCGTCTGCGTCGGTCACGTGATCGAGAACGAGTACGTCGGTCGCAGCTTCCGACAGAACCATGAAGCTGATTCGCCGGACCTCGCTGGCAGTCGCAGTCTCCGGGTGATTGCTGTCCAGGGTCAAGACCTCGTTGGCGCCCGCTTCCACTTCCGAGATCACGCGGCGGTAGTAGACGGTGCCGTCCCGAAGCTCGATGCGCAGGTGCCGGCGGGTTTCCTGGTGGCGCCCGAAGACGGTGTAGCCGCACCATTCGACGGTCAGCGTCGCGGCCCCTTCGGTCAGGGTCGCGGTCGGCTTGAGGTCATCCGCGAACGAAGGCACCCACAGGCTCCGCAACATGCCGCGCAGCGCGTAGAACACGGCGCGTTGCAGCGCGTGCTCCTGGCGGTTGCTCGCGACCCAACGAATGCTGGTGCTGCGGAAAGCCGCTCCGGGAAAGTCAAACACCGCCGGGATAGACGAGCCGTTGTCGACGTTGACGATCATCCGCTCGAAGCCCTGCTCTCGGCGGCCGGTCCACTCGGGCGCGATGTCCCACACCGGATAGCCCCGGTACTCGACAGCGAAGGTGTGCGGGGGCCAGTCGCACGGCTCCGTTATATCGAACGTCACAGCCTTGGTCGCCACGTCCGCAGTCAGCAGCGACGACGCGCTGCCGGGCGCCAGGCGCGCCTCGCGCAGCGGGAACAGCTTCGTGCCGCGAGGCCAGGCGTTAGAAGTCACGCCGATCAGCGTGATGCTGTCGGCTTCAATGGTGTCGATCTCGACCACTTCGAAGTCGAAGCGCTCTACGCTCCCGCTGCGCAGGAGCGCGTAGCGAGAGAAGTCATAGCCGCTGGTCTCGCACGGAATTTCCGAAGCAGCCAGCGCCAGGTCCGCCGTGATCTCCTGCGAGTCGGGCCAGATCGGCAGCAGGTAGTCGCGGGCGCCGTGATCGTTCTCGATGTTGTCCAGGAGTCGCCGGCCTTGCGCGAACGGATGCACGGTGAACTCGAACGTGCGGCGCGGCGCCGAGCGGCGAGCGCGTTTCTGGCGCACGCCGGTCAACGACGCTTTGCCGCCCAGGATTTCCGTCTTGCACGCCAGGTTCTCCCGCACGCCGTCCCGCCAGTTAGGCAGGAGCGGCCACACGACGAACCCGTCTTCGACGTAAGACATGCTTAGCTCCTGAGCCGCTGCTTGATCGCAGTGGCGTTCTTGTTGACGGCGTTCACTACGGCAGGCCCGAACGCGGCGCTCTGGAGCACCATGCCGGCGACTTCCTGGATGTCGAACGTGTTGACGTTGGTCAGCTTGACGATGGGCGCGCCGCTGGCCCCGCCGCCGTTGAAGCGGTGACGCGGGTCGTCTTCGGTCAGCACTTCCTCGTTGCGTTGCAGGACCGTCGCCACTTCATCCGGCTTCATGCCCGCGATGCCGCCGCTGTGGTAGCGCGGCGCGTTGGCGAAGACGTACGCCGGCACGCGCATAGGCTGTGCGCCGCCAGCGCCAACCAGGCCGCCGCTGTGCATCTTGCCTCCGAGCAAGTTCGCCAGGCCGTTGATGATGCCGCCCCAAACCCCGCCGCCGGCACCCGACGCTGCGTTTTTCAGCGCGTTGAACAAAGCCTGCATGATGAGCATGCGGGCCAGCTCGGAAAGAATCTGCGCGATGGAGTTGAGCACGATGTCGCCGAACGACTCCCATGCTTCTCCGGCCGACTTTGTTCCCTTGATGACCTCGCCGAGCAACTGCGTGGTCTGCATGAAGATGTCGCCGAACGTGTTCGCGAACAGATCAACGATCTGAAGCTGCTGAGCGGACAGCTCCGCGCCGACCGCTGCCACGCTAGCCTTGATGTTGTCCAACGCAAGCTGCGCCTTGACCGCCTCTTCGCCGCTCAGCGTGTTGATGAACTCCTGCGCTTCGAGCACGAGCTGGTTCATCTGCGGCAGCAGACGTGCGTTCGTAGCCTCGATGGTCTCCGCGCTTTCCAACTGCGTCCGCAGCCCGGCTTCGACCAGGAGGTTGTTCGTCTCCAGTTCGAGTTGCCGCTGCGCCAGGAGGTCGTTGATCTTCTGCTCGTTGGCCGCAACACGCTCCGCATTGAAGTCGGTGCGCGTCTTCGTCTCCGTGATCGTCTGAAGGGTCTGGAGCCGCACGAGCGAAGCTTGCAGTCGTGCAGCTTCGTCGCCGAGGCCCAGCTTCTTCGCTTCCTCGATAAGCGCCAGGATTTCGTTGCGGCGCACTTGGAACTCGGAGCGGATGAGCGCGATGCGGTTGTCGACGTTCTCGTCCTGCGCCGCCAGGAGGTCGTCGTCGATCTGCCGGATAGTGTCCGCCGTTTCTTTCGCTAGGCGGATGCGGTCTTGTTCGAGCTTCTTGAGCGCCGCTGCTGCGGCCTTGGCTCCTTTCGCATCGCCGCCCGTGCTCAGGCTGTCCGCCAGGGCGCGCAGACGCTTCAGCTCCGCCGCCAGCGCGTCACCTTCGACGCTCTTCGTTTCCTGCGCCATCGCCTTGAGGTCGGTCTGCGCAAAGCCCACCTGGGCGCGCACAGCGTTCGCCAGCACGTCGAGCTGAATGAGTTCCTGTTCGAGCTTGCTGCCCTCTTCCTCGACGCGGCGCATCGCGGCGAACTGCTTCTCCGGCAGACGCATGTCGCCTTCACGCGAGCCCTGCGCGACGCGGATAGCCGCCTGCTGCTTGCGCGCTTCGGTGTTGAGTCGGATGCGCTCTTGCAGCGCGGCCTTCTCGCGGTCATAGACGCCCAGCAGGTTTTCCGCCGCCTTGACCTGGCGCTCCAGGACTTCGGCCGTGCTGCGCTGCGCGTTGAGCCCTTCGATAGACGACCGGAAGCCTTCGTCCAGGCGCGTCATCAAGTTCTCGCTCTGCTTCTTGATCTCCGCCTGGAACTTCTCTTCGCGAATCTGAAGCACGATGGGGATGATGATGCCCGCCGCAGCGATTGCGATCAGCGCTGCGATGGGGCCAGAGATCAGGCCTGCGACCGCCGCGCCTGCCTTGCCACTGGACGCGACCGTGCCGACTGCGAGCGCCGTGTTGAGCCCGACTGCGGCTTTGCGCGCCAACACCAACTGCGCTGTGAACGACGCGAAGAAGATGATAATCTTCGACGCCTCGATGGCGACATAAAGACCCAGCAGGGTCTTGAGGTTCCGCGCCAGGAACGCAACGGCGTCTGCGGCAAACGTGATCGCCTCTTCGCTGTTCGCTAGGGTCTCGACGAGCGAGCCCAGGCCGATAGCCGCAGAAGTGAACGCCTTCGACAAGTTGGCCGCGAACTTCTCGCCTTCGTTGCTCTTGAAGAACCGCGTCAAATCCTGGAACAAATCACGCAGCGCGTCACCAAAGCCGCCGTCGATGATGGCCCGCTTAACGTCGTCGAACGCGTTCTGCAAACGCGCCATGTCGCCGATGAAGCTGTCCGACGCGTTCTTTGCTTCCTCGCCGTAGATGCCCCGCGCCTGCTGCGCAGCGAGCAGCACGAACTCGGCGCGGACCTTACCGCCGGCTTCGAGCATGTCGTTGAGTTCTTTCGTCGACACGCCGATGGCCTTCGCGAACAGGTTGAAGGCGCCCGTGAGTCGGTCGCCCAACTGGCCGCGAAGCTCTTCCGCCTGGATGAAGCCCTTCGAGAAAATCTGCTCCAGGGCTTTGAACGTGCCTGCGGTCTCGTCGCCACTCAAGCGCAACGCTGCCGCTGCTTCGGTAAACGACTCGAAGATGAAGCGCGTGGCTTCCGACGACTGGCCGGCGTCGCGCGCCGCGACTGCGAAGCGCGAGTAGGACTCCGCGAGCGGACCGAACACCACGCCGAGTTCATCGGCCTTGTTACGCAGGTAGTCGAACTCTTCAGCCGCCGCGCGGGTGTCGCCCTTGCTGGCAACGCGCAGACGAGCGAGGATTTTCTCTCGCTGCACCGTCGCGTCGATGGACTGATTCGCCAGGTTGATCGCACCGAACAAACCGGCATAGCTCGCCACCAGGGAAAGAACCTGGCCGCGCGAGCGCTGGTAGAGCGACAGCGCGGTGCGCTGGCTGTTGTTGAACGCGTTGAACTGCGCCGTCGTGCGCTTGGTGTTCTGCTCCAGGCGCACCATCGACTGCGCAACCTGGTCCTGGCCGCTGCGAACCTGCGTCGCCGTGCGCGCCAGGCGCTCTTCGATTCCGGCGAGCTGCGCGACCGTGACGCCGGCTGCACGTGCGCGAGCTTCCACTTTCGCGAACGCGTCGGACTGCCGCTGGAAATCCGCGAACGACTGCTTGAGCGCGTTCTGCGCCCGCACCAGCGACGCGGCCAGTTCTTCGTTCGGCGTGTCCGCCTGCTCGACGGCCTGCGCGTATAGGATGACTGCACGGCGAGCCTGCTCGAATTCCTGCTTGCTCGTTTGCAGCGCGGCGTTCGACTTCGCCAGCTCGTCGGCGAGCGAGGCCTGGTTCTTCAGGGCCAGCGATGCTTCCCGCAGTCGACGGCTCTGATCGGCCAGGCGCTCCATGCCTTCGGCGCTCTCCAGGAGTTCCGGGGAAAGCGCCTTGAATTCGGTCCCGAGCTGGTCGACCTCTTTTTCCAGGCGGTCCAGGGTGGCGACGGCTTCTTTGGCCGGGTCCAGGACCGCCTGGACGCCCGCAGCAGCAGCTCCGAGCGACGCCCCGCCGCTACCCCCCGTCACGGCCAGGCCGCGAGCCTGTGCGAGCGCCTGCGAGCCGCTGGCCCGGAAGCCGGCGGTCGCCGCGTTGGCCTTGGCCCGGCTCACGGCCGCGTCGTAGCGCTCGACGTTATCCGTCGCCTGCTTGTAGAGGCGGAGCGACTGCTCCAGGCTGCGGTTGATGTCTTCCTGCGCCTTCGAGAACTGCGCGCCGTCGATGCCCATCTCGCGCAGCTTGGCGCCGGTCTTCTCCAACCGGCCTTGCGCCTTGCCGAGACGAATCTCCAACTTGCCGACGTTCGAGTCAGCGCGGCGCATCTGATCGACGAACTCCTTCGTCGGCTTCTCGGTGTTGTAGAACTCGGTCGCCATCGCGGACAGCACGCCGCGCGCCTTGGTCAGCTCTTGCGAGAGCTGCGCGACTTCCTGCTTCTGGCGGTCGAAAATGCCGAGCTTCGCAGCTCGGTCACTCACGTTCTTCATCACCGCGAGAAGCTGGTTCTGCTCGGCCTTGAGACTTTCGAAGGAACGCTCGGCGAGTTTATTCGCGTCGGCGACCTTCTCCTGGTTCTCTGCGATCTGGTTCAGCTCTCCGTTGAGCTGCGTGATGGTCTTCGTGCTCAGGTTCTTAGCACGGATAATCAGTTCAACTTCGTTCTGAGCGGCCATCGTTATAGCTCCGAGATTGCCTTGTTGAAGTTCGACGCGGCTTTTTTACTCAACGCAGATGCGATTGCAGATTGCGTCAACGTCATCGTGGTTTTTATGTGCCCGTTGATGCGTTCTCTTGCAATCTCGGTTTCAACGACCAGGTAGCCGAGCGGGTAGTTGCCTGCGTCTGCGTGCCCTTCGGACACGAGAAGCGAAACCGCTGCCCTTATGCCGAGCCACCATTCTGCAAAACGTTCACGCCGGGATTTTGCTTCGGCTGCGGCACCACGCCCTTTGCGCTTCGCAGGGCCGCTACGACGTTTCCCGCGAATTCTCGGAAGCCCGCTTCGTCATTGAACGTGAGCGACGCCACGGCCTTGAGCATCTTGAGCTGCGTGGGTCCGTCGACTTCCTTGATGACGTGCGCGTACTGCGGCTCTCCGGCGGCGTGCGCGATGGCAGACGCCATGAAGTCCGGAACCTGCGCGAGCATCCGCACACCGATGTCGACGACGTTGACGCGCGCCAGGTCGTCGGCGCCCTTGACGCCCATCTTCTCGGCGATGTCGAAAAGCTCTTCGAGCGAAGAGAGGTTGGAAATGATGAGGCCTGCGATGGCATTCGCACTGAGGCCACGGAGCACGATGTTCGTGCCGTTGTATTCGACCGTCTCGGAACGGATTTGGAGGTTGGCGAGAGACATGAGATGCACCCTTGGTTAAAAAGACAGGCCGCGCTCCGGGGTAGGAGGCGGCCTGTCAGAAGTGGTCTTGACCGAGTTGGTCTTGACCGCGTTTGACGATGCCCTATCAGGTCACGGGCCGGCCGTCGATGTACTGCGAAGCGTACCCGTCCCGCTTCAGGATGTCGAAGGTGAACGAGAGCTGCTGCCACTCGTCGCCCTTCAGCGCCAGGTCGCCGTCAGCGGAAAGCTGCACGTACGGCCAGTAGTAGTCGCGGCGCGGGCCGGTCGGGTTGTAGGAGATGAAGCGCAGCGCGCCCTCGATCTGCGTGGCATCGGTCGAGACGATCACCTGTTCGCGCGTGTTCGCCAGGGTGGCGTAGGTCACGATCAGGGGGTCGCCGGTCGCGATGCCGCCGCCGGGGACGATGTAAATCTGGCCCAGCTCTTCGTCGACGGTGTAGTCCGTGTTGAGGACGTAGGCCGTCGCAACCGGGTCCGGAGTGACCGAAGCCACCGTGATGCCGCGCACGCCGCTCGGGTTGGACTGCGACTTGCCGAGCTGGTGATAGGTGCCTTCCGTCACCTGGTCCGCCGCGATGTTCTCGACGACGCTGGCGGCCGAAGCCTGCGTGCGGATGCTCACGTCGGCGAGGAACCAGAGCGCCAGGTTCTCGGCACTGATCTCGTCGGCGATGAACGAACCGCTGTCGGTCTTCTCCAGCAGCACCGACTTGTCCTTGACGCGGATGCCACGGTCACTGTTGAAGTGATCGAGGCGTTCGCTCTCGGTGGACAGGTTCAGCTCCGGGGTGTTGCCCAGGTAGCGTTCGCCCGTGCCCAGTAGCGTGTTCGGAACGAACTTGTCGAAACGCAGTTCGCCACGGCCGAGGGTGTAATTTTCACTGCCCATGTTGTGCCTCCTTCTGTTGTGTTACAGGTCAATCCGAAATCCAGTACGGGTCTCCAACCTTCTCGACGATCTTCATTTGGATTCGCATCCAGAAGTAGGCCTTCGAAGATTGCTCGTCCGGCGGCCGTACGACGCCAGGTTCGATACGCAGCTCGATAGCGAGCTTTCCAAAATATCCTTCCTGCTCCGCGCTGCGCATGATGAGTTTGCCCAGCGCCTTCTTGACATCGCCGAGAAGATTCTGCGCCGCGTCGCCGTGCTCCTGCGCGTCTTCGTCGCTGTCGTCCGCCCAACCGTTGAGCAGAAAAATTTGATCGTACTGCTGCTTGGTGCCGTTCATGCCGCCGATGGTTTCCGGCGCACGGTCCGGGTTGAAGTTCTCCAGGATAGCCACGGACGGGAGCTGCATCTCTTTTCCGAAGCGTCGCTTATTCCGGTACGCAGCCTGGAGGTTGAAGTTGTAACCGTTCGCGATGGTGATCTCCGCCAGGAGATAGGCGCAGATCGCTTTTTGCAGCAGCAGGCGCTTGGTGTCAGCCACGGGAAAGCCTCTCGTAGTTGCGGAGGAAGCTCGCTTCCAGGTAGTCGCCTACGGGCGCCTGCACTTCGAAACGAACATCGCGAAAAACCTGGTCGACGGACGGGCCGTAGAGCAGGTAAAGGTTGCCGCTGATCTGAATCATCTCTCGCTTGTTCCGCACGGTCTCGCCTTGCTTGAGCCGCAGGGCCAGGCCGGCGTTCGCGTTCTCCGGGTCATAGACGCCAGTGCCTCGACGCAGCTTGATCGGAAACGCGTTCGGAATCTTGCTGGTGCGGCCTGGCGCGACACGCACGCGGACAGGCTTGCCGCGAGTGAACGCGCCGACCGAGAACTGCGCCAGTGAGGTCGGGCGCATGCGGCCGGCGATGGCGGCTTCCAGGTCGCCTCGACGTGCGCGGCGCGCAACTCGCAGCCGAGCGTTCGGGTCTTGCGCCGAGCCGATGTAGCGCGCAGAGAACGCAACCTGCTCGCGGATGCGGCGGCTCGATTCGGCCTGGCCGTATTCCGCCGCGTCGTTGACCGCGAAGACAGCAGCGTCGTCGCACACTTCAGGAATGCGCGCGATGCCTTTGCGGGCTTCAGCGAAACCTTTCAGTTGTACGTCGATGGTCACGCGCCGACCTCCGTCACTTCCCACTTGTTGTAGATCGCATCCTCGCTCGGGTGCTGGACTGCCAGCTTGAACGTCCGATTGAGAAGCGGAACCGAAATCTTGTCCCCTTCAACAGCGGCGCACTCGCGGCTGTCGACAATGAGGAAGTTCACGTCTTCGACGACTGTCGCGAAACCTTCGCGGTCGAGATCGCCGAACTGCTTGACGCGGTAGTGCACGCGAACGCCGATCTCAATCGGCGTCGGCGTCGCCAGGAAAAGGGCCGGCCACACGAACGTCCGGTGAACTTCGTCTCGTGCCTTCTGTTTGATCTGCGGCCAGCCCATCTTCTTCTCCTGCTCTCGGACTCAGGCGTCCGGCTGCTCGTCGTCGCCGGCCTTGGTGCCCGGCTTCTTGGCGTAGTTGCGCTCGACGAGCTTCTTCGCCAGCTCGGCGTCGTGCGTGGTGAACACGTCGCCAGCGGCGACTTCGATCTGGTTCACGCCCAGGCCGTCGTCGAGTTCGAAGTCGCCCTTGAGCGCGATCTTCGCGATCAGGCGGGTGCCCTTGGCCTTCTTCGGCTTGTCGTCGTTCTTCTTCGCGTCGTCGAGCTTCTTCTGCGCGGCGACTTCGGCGTCGGTCGGCTTCTTCGGGTCGGTCATGTCGTACTCCTGTTTCGTTGAAGGGGTTTTTGAAACTGCGGGGCCAGGCGGACCTGGCCCCGCGATGCTGCGGTGTTGCCGCCGGTTACTCGATGACGCGAGCGCGCAGCGTGCAGTTCGGGCGGCCCGGAATCATCAGGGGCGCCGACTGCGTGAGCAGGTAAACCACGGACGGGTCTTCGTTCTCCCACATCTTCGAGAAGATGTCGAAGGACTGGAGGCCGGCCTTGGCGTCCTGGATGGCACCGTACGCACGCACGCCGTCGAAGCCGCCTTCCGCTTCGAGCAGGATGTCGCGCGGGTCCATCATCGGCTGCGTGGCGCCAGCGTCGTCCTCGTACACGTCCGAGTAGACGTACACGTCGTGCGCGCCGAACCGGCCGCCGTAGAACACGCGCTCGCCCTTGTTCGGCCCGGTCTCGGCGGTCGAGGTCGAACCGCGACGGGTCTCCAGGAGGTTCTGGATGCTCGCGTGGCGGATGAACCAGTCGTACGCCGTGGTGCCCATCGTGATGCGCGAGACGGGGAAGCCCTCGGCATCGGCGACGCGCTTCGACCAGGTGTTGAGGTCGGTGATCGGCGTGCTGGCCGCGTCGTCCCACGCGGCGGTGCCGGTCAGGGTGACGGTGTGGTTGGCCGCACGACCGAACGCGACGGTCACGGTCGGGTAGTCCTCGCCCGAGATCGTCACTTCGCCGTAGAGGGCCGCCTGCGCAGCCATCCACTCCCAGCGGCGCCACACCTGGTTGCGGTGGTCGAGCTGGTACGCGGCGACGGTGGCCTTCCAGCGTTCGCCGGGGGACATCGTGCCCGCGATGGCTTCACCCGCCATGCGGCGGAGCATGCGGTTCGGGTTCACCACGTCCTTCGGCTTGACGTAGGCCGGGCGGAAGGTGCGGGTGTAGTAGCCCGAACGCTTCAGGACGCGGCCCTGGACGTTCGGCGCGACGAAGGGCGCCATGCGGCGACCGAGCGCGAGCTGGTCGAACATGACTTCTTCGGTGTCGAAGTTCATCTGCTCGGTGTAGAGCCGGTTGAGGAAATACTGCTCCGGGGGATTGGTGTTCACCATCACCTTGCGCAGTTCCGCAGTGCTGTAGAGGTCCATCGGTATCTCCTTCTTCTGCTTATCGGGTTCGTAGCTAAGCGGTAACGCGGTGGTGGATTACACCGGGCCGGAGTTGGCCGCCGGGGTGCCCAGGAGCTTCTGGCCGACGATGTTGGTGCCGTCGAAGGCCGCCTTCTTGAGATCGTCGGTGTTGGTCGCAGCGTTGTAGGTCAGGGCGTCGATGTTGAAGACGCCGCCGACGTAGATCGCTTCCTGCTTGCCGGCGGTCGGCACCGCCACGTCGTACGCGAGGATGGCGATGGCCTTCTCGGTGCCATCGGACGCCGCCGGAGCGTGCTTGGCGAACAGGCCCGACGCGGTGACGCGAGCGAGCACCTGGCCGGCGACGTAGGCCACGCCGGTCACGAGCTTGCCCTGGGTCGTCACGATGTCGGACTCGCCCGCGAAGAGCTGCACGCCGCCGTTCTGGTTGCTGGTGTCCACGTCGCCAGCAGCGAGCTTGGTGAAGTCGGTCATTTCGGTACTCCTTTTTCTGTTGAGATGTAGCCGATTTTTATCGTCTAGGCCGCGACGACCTTACGATTACTTCTGGATGCCGGGGCGCAGCACCGACTTGTTGCCGGTGGTGCCGACGTAGGCGTCGAGCAGGCCGCCAGCGGCGGACTCCTTCGGGCCATCGCCTTCGACGCCATCGGCACCGATGTTCGGGCCGCCGCCGTTGGCGGACATCGCGTCGGCCAGGGCGTTCGTCTTCGCCGGGGCAGCAGCGGTCGCGGCGAGCGGCGCGGCCTTCAGCATGTCCTTGGCTTCCTCGACGGACATCTTGGTGTTCAGCGCGAGATGCTTGGCGAGACCTTCGCGGCCCTTCGCCTCTTCGCTGTCCATGATGTCGGTCGTACGCTTGCGGTCGGCGGCGACAGCCGCGTCGATCTTGTCCTGGTCCGCCTTCTTGCTGGCTTCCAGGTCGGCCGCGATTTCCGCGTCGGTCTTCTTGTTGTCGCTCATGTTGTCACTCCTTTCGTTGTTGGTAGAGCCGAAGACTTCGGCCCGGAAAGATGCCACGGCCGCTTGCGGGGCCGCGATGGCATCGACCAAGCCGGCCTTGATCGCATCGTCCGCCTGGAACACACGGGCCTGCGTGTCACGAACCGCTTGCTCAGACATCCCCCGGTTGATGGCAACCGTGGAGACGAATTTCTGGTACATCACGTCGATGCGGGACTGCATGTCCGCGCGCACGTTGTCGGACAACGGCTCGAACATATTGCCGTCGACCTTGTGATCGCCCGCGAACACGAGCTGGACGTTGACGCCGAACTTCTCCAGCGCCTTGCTCACGTCCACGTGCATCGTCAGGACGCCGATGCTGCCGGCATCGCCGGAAGGCGTCGAAACGATCTTGCCGGTGGCGCTCGCGAGCGAGTAGCCGCCCGACAGTGCGCCCGCGTTGATGACGGTCATCGAGGGCTTCTCTTCGCGCTTGCTGCGAATGTGCTCGCACAGTTCGAAGTTGCCGTACACCATGCCGCCGCCCGTGTGCGAGTCGAACACGATGCCCATCACGTCCGGGTCCGCCATCGCGGCGTCGAACTCGCGGCGGATGTCGTCGTAGCCGCGCGTGCCCGCCCAGGAGTCACCGTTGCGATGCACCAGGACGCCGCGCACGGGGATGAAGGCCAGGCCGTTGCTGAAGAGGAACGACTTGCGGTCGGCGCCGGCACGCGGGAAGTTTTCACCGTAAGCCTGCTCGACCGCCACGGCGCACGCCTCGTCCGCGCGAGCGCGCTCGTCCGCAGACGGCGAGTCCTGGCGGGCCATCACGCCCATGAAGAGAGACGTGACCTTCTCGACCTCCGCAGGCGCCAGGAGAGCCGGCCGGCCGTTGAAGCCTTCGAGTAGGGCGTTGCGCAGCGCGTGGGTCGGGTTCATCACTTTTTCTCCGGGTTGCGGTTGCCTTGGGAATTTTCTTCGGCGTCATCGTCGTCGTTGTCGTTGCCGCCGGTCTTGCCGTCCGTTTCCTTGAGCGTGCCAGGCTTGCTCGCGCTCATGTCGAATACCAGGCCCATCTTCGCGATGAGCTTCTGCTCGCGGAGCTGCTGATCGAGGATGTCGCGGTAGTCGTCGCCCAGGCGCGCCAGCTCCTTCTCGCGGGTCGACAGGCCCGCCGAGATGCGGAGCACGGCCGCCTGCGTTTCCTTCAGCTCGTCGATCTGGCCGCGCGAGGCGCCAATCCAGTCGCAACGGCTGTACGCTTCGCGGTTCGTGCCTTCGTAGAAGTGCTCCGAGCCCTTCGGCAGCGGAAGGTCGGTGTTCGGGTCGTTCATTTCCTCTTCGAGCCACAGCAGGTACACGAGCGTCGCGAAGCGGTCCGTGACCATCTTCTTCTTCGACTGCATGTACTTCCAGGTCTCCAGCATCGACGCACGCGCAGACGAGTAGTTCGTCTTCGAGAAGTCGCGGGAGAACTGCTCGTACGAGAGGCCGAGCGACGCGCTGATATGCCGCAGCAGCGATTCCTCGAAGCCCGTGCCGACGCCGCCGGGCGTGCCGGCAGGCATGAGGTTGAGCTTCGTGCCGGGGAACAGGTGCGGGATGCGCACGCCGTCAATCGCCAGGTTGTCGGACTGGCCGGTGTAGGCAGCGAGCGCGTTCATGTACTGCGAAATCCAACCCATGCCGGAGTTCTGCTCCTGGCCGAGCTGAGAGAACACCATCTCGCGCGGAAGCTCCGACTCGATGGCCGCAGCGAAAGTCGCGTTGACGACGGCGTTCTGGAGCGTGATGTCCTTGAACGTCTTCGTCATCCGCATTTCTTTCAGCGTCGACGTGATGCCCGCGACGCCGCGCGTCTGCCCCGGCCGGATGATGTCGGCGATATGGATGATCTGCGGGCGGCCCCACTTCATGTAGGCCGGCACGCGCTTCCAGGCGTAGTTCGAGCGGGTCCAGTAGGACTCCGCCGGGTGGCCTTCGCGAATGTGGAACGCCACGGTCGCGCCGAACTTGTCGATCTCGCAGCCGCGACGCATGGTGTCGGTATCGTCCGCGTCGAACGGATTCGACAAGCGGTCAGGGTCGATCATGTTGATCGCGGTGCGGTACGGGCGACGGCCGCCTTCAATCCACTCGCCAGCCGCGAGCGCTTCGCCGCCAGTGAAGGTCTGCGCGAGTGCCATGCGGACCAGGCCGGTGAGACCGTTCTTACGGGCGGCGTCAATCCAGCACAGCGGCGACTCGGCATAGAGCGCGAACTTGCGCTCGGCGATGAGCTGGAACTCTTCGGACCACTCTTCGGTGAAGCCGAGGGCGCGCCAGTCCGGACGCGCGTTGAGGCGGTACTGGCCGCCGACGATGGAATCCTTGTGGGTGTCGAGCGCGCCGGCCACGTAGCCATCGTTGCGAATCAAGTCACGCGCTCGTGCATCGAGCGTGTCCTTGTTCGGGTTGATCTCCTGGTCCGGCGAGGTCTTCGGCGCGTGCCAGGAAGCGGTCTGCCGGTTGAGATGTTTCGCACCCTCGAAGGCGCCGCCGAACATCTGATCGCCAGGCGCGATGACGATGGCCTGGTCGCCCTCCGGAGAGCGGACTACGGTCGGGTTCAAAGTCATGGCGAAAGCCCCTTAAAAGACAGGACGAAGGGGGCCGCCGGTTACTGCGACCCCCATGAGGACGTTGATCTGCGCCTGGAGCATGGCGATGTACTTCAGGAGGTTGGCCGGGTTGTTCCGGCCGTACTCGATTCGCTCGCCGTTCTGGTCGACGACGACGGTCACGGTCCCGCTCAACATTGCGGTGTGATAGGCACTTTGAGCTTCAGCGAGCCACGTTTGCAACTGCGCCAAGTCGGCCATTTTTCATCCCAGCTTTTTGCCCAAGTCGCCGAAACCATAGTCCGTAGTCGGCTTTTGTGCAAACGGCTTGGGTTTGTCCAGGGTGCGAATAAGTGTGTTCTTACTCCACTCTTCCGCCCAGCTCGGCGGCGACTCCCAATCGAATTTTTCGATGCGCAGACCGTGGCAAAGACCGACGCAGTAGTACCCCAAGTCCCATGCTTCGTTGCGTCGACCGGCGGGGTTCAACCACTGGCCTTTGTCGTTCTTGATCTCGGTCGTCATCTCGACGTAGACCTCATCCGGCGTGCCCTTCTTGTTGAAGAAGAACGCACCGCCCGTGTACTCGCGGTCCAGCATGCCGAGCAGTGCGTCCTTGAGCACGTTCGAGTTCAAGAACAACACGGGAATCTCGCCGCGTGCGCCGGCCGAACGATCTTTGCGGTCCGTGTCCGGATAGTCCAGCTCGATGCGAGGCGCGCCGAACTTGTGCTCGCCCTTGAGCAGTTGCACGCGCGAGCCGCGCCCTTCGTTCCGCATCTTGCGCCAGTAGTCGTACGCCTTCGTCGTCGTACCCGACTTACCGCCGGAGTCGATGCCGGTAAGCTTGATCGACATGAAGCCGGTGCCATCTTCGAGCGGGTACTCCTTGTCGACGATCATCTCCGTGACCAAATCCCAATCCTCGGCGTACGCATGCGGCTTGACCCAAAGCGTGTCGCCATCGGCGTCCTTTCGCTCGGACTTCACGATCTTGAAGCGGTCGATCAGGAAAATGTCGAACGCGTTGCGGCCTTCGACAATGCTCGCGCTCGGGCCGATGCCGTGCACCTGGACAACGAACATATTCTTCTGGATGTCGACCGTCGCGACCAGGAAGCGCACGGCGTTCGGAACCGTCTGCCACGGCCAGTCGACCGCGCGTGCCTTGAGGTCTTCCGGCGCACGCATCGAATCGTTCTTCGACAGCGGCACGAACGGCTCGCCCTGGTCCGTGTTGACCGTGGCCTTGAGCGGCTTGGTGTCGCCCGTGCGCTCGAAGGTCTGCATCGCGAGCAGGTAGCGCTCCACGAGCTTCTGCCAGGTGATGAAGCGCGCCGCCGGCCCCTTGAGCCAGAACGACGCGGTGCGCGAGCGCACGCCGACGCCGAGCACGTTGCCGTCGCGGTCCAGACTGCACCCGTCGCGCAGCCACACCGCCCGCTTATTCATCTCGTACTTGTGCGACGGCTCGATCATGCAGCCGCTACGCGGGCAAGCCATCACCGTCGACTCCGCTGCGACGAACGGGTCCGGGTTTTTCCGGTCCCAGGTCAGCAGCGAGAACTTCGGCTCGAACCACTCGCCGCAGTGCGGGCACTGCCAGTAAAGACAGCGGCGGTCGCCTTCGTTGTAGATCGCACCGATGCCTTCGCACGGCGGGAACTCGTGCGGCGTCTTGGCCTTCCACTTCGGGTCGCTCACGTCGAACGACGGCGAGCTTTCGCACAGCGCCTTGCCGAACGAGTTGAACGACGTGATGCGCTTGCGGCCGAGATAGAACGGCGGACCGTTCTTGTCGATGTCCTGCGGCATGCGGTCGTAGTCGGTGAACGCGACACGCGGCACCGGGCGGCCGGAGAGCTGGTTGATCGTCGGCCAGCCGAGCGAGAGCATCATGCCGTTGCGGTAGAACTTGTCGAAGATGTTGTCGTTGTCCTTGCCCGGCCGCATGCGCTTCTTCACTTCCTCACTGTCGCGGTGCAGCTTGTCGATTCGGCGATAGGAGAAGTCGCGAGCGGTGTCGCGCGCGGTCTGGATGATTAGCATGTCCGCCGGGTCCGCGCACACGCTGTAGGTCAGCCAGTTGATGATGATCTCAGTCTTGCCGCTCTGCGCCGGCCCGACAAAGATCATGGACTCGTAGCCACGGTCGTTGAGCATGTTCATCGGCTCGACCAGGTACGGCGTCTCTTCGTTGAGCCAGGGGCCAACGTAGGAGCCCTCGTTGTCCAGCATGCGGTACTTCGCTGCCGACTCCGCAACGGTCACGCGCTCAGGCGGAACCAACGCGGACTCGGCGCAGTCGATGACCAGTTCGGCCAGGTCGTTGTAGTCAGTCATCGTCGCTCTCTTCCTCTTCGTCCAATTCGCTGAGCTTGATGTCGGCCAGCGGTTCCTTGTCCTGGAAACCGTTATACATCGAGAAGTCGTCGATCAGGTTCTTGCGCAGCGTGTTGACCAGCGTGTCGGAAATCTCGTGCTCGATAATCCGGCGCTGCTCGGGGGTCAGGCCGCGAATCGCTTCGATGCGGTCAGCGAACAAGCGAAGCGTCTGCGTGAGCGAACGGAACGTCACGATCAGCACGTCCATCACAGCGCCCGTGCGCCACAGCTCCTTCGCGTTTTCCTTGTACTTGAGCTTGCCGTTCTGCGCGTTCCAGTACGTGTGTTGCAGCGACGCCGGCAGATCACTCGGGCCGATGTTCTGCAAGTATTTCTCGATGTCGACGATGGGCTCGACCAGGTACGGCGCAACGTCGCGCACGTGATAGACCGGAGTGCCGCGACGCTCTCCGCACGGACGCAGCGCCCGGACCTTCTCGGTGACAGTGCGGCGGTCCATGCCGAATAGCTGCGCCAGGCGCGGTACGGTCATGCCGTGAAAGAATTCTTCTTCGTAGTCGGTCTTAGGTGCGGACATGCTGTAGTTCCCTTAGTACGTCGTTGAGTCGGCGGCGCATCGGTTCGCGGAGTTCGTCTTGCGTGAGTTCTTTTCGTACGAGGTCTCGGTTGAGGTCTTCTTCAATGGTTCCTATCGCAGTGAGCAGCGCCATCGTCACGTAATCTGCCTTCTGCCCGCGACGGTGTAGGCGCTTGCGGAGCTGCATGAAGAGTTCCAGGTCCGGCGTGTGATCGTACCAAACCAGGTAGGAGCCGCCGTGCTGGATGTTCGTTCCGTGACCGATGCTCGCGGGATGGCATTCAGCGAACTCGATCTTGCCTGCGTTCCAGTCCTTGATGTCGTTCGGCGTCTTGATCGAGCGTATTCCGGGGATGCTCTTATGCAGCCGCTCCTTCGAGTGCTGCCAGGTGCGCGCGATCAAGATCGGGCGACCGTCGCTGAACTCGATCATTTCCTTGATGCGATTGATCTTGCAGTCGTGCACGTCGACCCACGTCTTCTCTTCGTCGCCGACATACATGCGACCGCACGCGAACTGAAGCAGCTTGCCGTAGAGCGCGCCTTCCGACAGCGCACGAATTGCGGTGTCCCCTTCTGCCCACTTGTGCACTGAAGTCTTCTCGAACTTCAGGTACGCGGCCATGACGTTCGGCGGCAGAATGATCGGCACGACAACCTGACGCAGCGGCGGCAGCTTCACGTAGTCCTCTTCGCGCAGCGTGTACGCGATGTCGGAGCACTCACGCGTGATCGCTTTCATCGCGAACGAGCGCGGCACGATCTTTTTCGAGTACGCCGAGGTCTCGAAATACTTCTTCAGGAATCCGGTGTACGTCCAGCCCAGGCGCTTGCCGCCGTCGAGAATCGCGATCTGGCTCCACACTTGATGCAGGCCATTAGGTACAGGCGTGCCGGTCAATTCGACGACATCAACGCGTCGTTCGGCGTCGTACACGCCGTTGCGCCCGCGAAGCGCTTTGCTCCAGGCTAGCTTGATCGCAGCAGTCCAGCGCTTCGATGTCTTGTTGCGGAACATCGACGCTTCATCGAGCACGATCACGTCCCACGGCACCGGGTCGCCCTTCTTGAACACCGCAGCCAGGCGTTGCAGCTTGTGCACCGAGATCAGGTCGATGTCGACGTTGTTCTTCAGCAGCTCGCGCATGTCCGCAGCCTCGCCTTCGAGCTGCTGACAGGTCAGGTGCCGCGTGTGCTCCCAGGATTTGATCTCGGTCGGCCAGGTGTCGGACGCCACCAGCGGCGGCGCGACGACCAGCGCACGCGTCCAGTCGTAGGAGAAAACCTTGTCTGAGATGCGCGTGAGCACGACAACGGTTTTACCCAGGCCCATGTCAATCCACAACGCGGCACTGCCCACTTGCTCAAGGAACAAGTAGGCAGCGAGTTGAAACTCATCCATGTCTTCGCGTTTCAGTAGTGCCATGCGAACAGAAACTCCACGAACTCTTTGTCGTACCAGTCGATGATGAGCACGCAAAAACCCATCGCGCGCAGCTTGTTGATTTCGAGCCACTGATCTTCGGTCGGCTCTTTGCCGGGGCGCTTGAACTCGGTGTAGAACAGCACGCGCGGCTTGTGATTGAACTTCCGGTCCGGAACGCTGCGGTTGCCAGGCGACATGAACTTGTACGCCGCCCATCCGTGATTGCGCGCGATCTTGCACCAGGCGCCTTCCACGTCTTTTTCCAGGCGGTGCTTGTCCGTCGAGAGGATGTCTCCCCTCGGCGGCTTGACTCCTTTCGGCAGCTCGTATCGCATCACTTCTGATAGAACTCCACGACTGCGGCCTTCGCGCGAATCGGCATGCGCTGGCCCCACCACTTCGGCTTCTTCACCATGTCGCGCTCCAAGGTCTTCTCCGCGATCTCTGCGAGCTTGTCCTTGACGAGCGCGACGATCTCATCGTGTACGTGCATGCGGATGTCTAGCTTGCTCGCCCAGGCTTCCAGGATGCCCATCGCCAGTAGCTCACGCGCGATGGCTTGCACCAGGTTCTCGACGATCTTGCCGCCGTGCGAGTCGATGCGGGTCCACTTCTTCTTCGTGTTGTAGCCTTCGTAGGTGAAGCCCAGCTTCGACTTGAACTTCGGCTTGCCGTCCTTGTCGACGCCGACCTTCATCTTTCGTTGCACCATGCGCGGACGCAGGTAGTGCAGGAAGCGGCCGGACGGGAGACGCATTCGCAGGAACGGCGCCTTCCAGTCCATGATGATCGGGCCGACCTTGACCTGCTGCTGCGTGCGAATCACTTCCTCGACGGCGCGTTCCAGCTCGTACCAGAGATCGACGATCTCGACGTACTCTTCGCGGAAGAAGGTCACAACGGCCTTCGACTGCTCCTGCGTCATCTCGATGCCCATGTTCTCTGCGTAACCCCACAGTCCGGTCTTGACGACTTCCGGATATTCGCCGACTTCCATGCCGCCGCTCAAACGGAAACCGGCGCCGAGCACGCCAGGCTTCGCCTGTTGCCGCATCCACTTCTCGACCTTCTCGTACGGGATGCCGAACATGCGCGACGCGAACACTTTGTAAACGTCCAGGTTCTTCGAGAAGACCTCGATCAGCTTTTCGCAGTTCGACAGCCAGCCGATCACGACCGACTCGATAGACGCCAGGTCGCACGTGACGAACTTGTAGCCCTTCGGTGCGCGCAGGCCGGTTCGGATGCACGCCGCAATCGCGGACATCGGAGACGGGCACAGAAGGCGCAGCAGCTCCATGTCGCCCGACATGATCGCGTCGCGTGCGAGCAGCAGTGCCCCCTCTTCTTCTAGCTCGCGAGGGGGGCGAGGGAAATTTTGCACCTGGACCGCGCGGCCCGCCCAGCGCGCGGTGCGGCCAGCGCCCGCGAACTGCATCGTATACATGAGCAGCCCGTCGACCTCGATCTCCAGCATCTTCGTGAACTTCGACAGCGACGACTTCGCGACCTCCGCGTGCAGCGCAAGGACCGCGTTGCCGGCGTCGGTCATGTTCCAGTCCCAATCCTCGCGCGCCTTCTTGATCGACGCGGACTTGAGGTTCTTGAACGGATAGCCCTGCTTGCGCAGCCAAGGGAGAAGCTGCGAGCCGCTGTTCGGGTTAGAGACGCCGGAGAGCTTCGTGATCTCCTTGTAGAGCCGCGCCTTCTCGATTGCGATGACCTTGAGCGCCTGCACCACGAACGGCTTGTCGAACGGAATGCCTCGCTCGTTGATCTTCTGATCGACAATCCACAGCTCGCGCTCTTGCGGCGACATCGGGAACTTCGACATGCGCTTCGCAGCAGCACGTTCCGCGATAACGTCCAGGCGGCCGTAGTCCAGGAAGTCCTGCCACTTCTTCGGGTCGGTCTCGGCGGTGTTGCGCGTGTGCGGCTTCGTCTTCGTCGGCTTGCGCGGCATGCAGAAGAACTTGATGAGCGCCTTGCCTGCCTTGCTCTTGGCTTCATCGGGGGAGAGGCGCAAAACGGTCGACAGCGTGTCGAGATCGCCAGGTAGCGAAAGCCAGAACGCGTGAGCCTGCGAGCACTCCATCTGCTCAATCGGGATGTCGATGCCGAGAACGTGCTTGCTGATCTCGCGTTCGAACGCGGCGTTGTGCGCGCACTTGCGAACATCGGGGCAGCGCAGTGAATCGCGCAGTCGCTTGGGCATGGGGTCGCACGGGAACCAGCACTCGGGCTCTTCGTCGTCGAACGCATACCAAAGGAACAGCACTTCAGTCGACGGATGGCGGGCGTAGCGCGCCAGGCCGTGCTTGCGGATGTCGCACTCGCTGAAGGTTTCGTAGTCGAGATGCAGCTTAATCATGGCGCTTCCTCAAAAACGCTCGCCCGGCGAACCGGGCGAGCGCACTGCACGTACCGCTCGCAGATCAGTCGTCGATGCCGAGATCGTCGCCGTCGTCGCCGAACTCTTCGTCCAGCTCGTCCAGCACGTCATCGACATCCGGACGCGTGGAGCCGGCCAGCAGCTCGTCGGTGTCCACGAACTGCACGATGTCGAAGCCACAGTTGATGCGCTTGCCGTACTTGTTGTGCTTCTTCATCGACTTGCCGTTCTGCGCCCAGGGGCGAATCACGACGTTGACCCACTCGCCCGCCTGCAACTTCTCGTCGTCTTCGGTCAGCGGCGTGCGGTCACGGTCGACCAGCGTCGGGCGGCGGCTCTCGCGAACCGAGATGACCCAGCAGCCCTTGTGATCTTCCACGTCGCCCTGGTCGCCATCGCGCATGAACTTCTTGTCGGAGCCCAGCGTCGCGCTGCTGCCGTACTCCGCCGCGATCAGCTTGTCGATGACCGCCTTGATCTTCAGCGCGACCGGCTTGTGCGTCTTCTTCGGCAGGAGCAGCGCCGCGCGGAAGGACTTGGTTTCCTTGCCCGCGTCGTTGGTCTGCGTGTCCGGCTTGAAAAGATGCGGGAAGCTCAGCCGCACGTTCTTCAGCAGGAAACGACCTTCGCCCTTGTCGACCAGATCACCCGTTTTCGTCTTAGCCATTTTCGTTTACTCCGTTCGTTTTCGTTTTCGAGGTCGAGAAAAAGTTCAGCCTTCGTCGTCATCCAGCATCGACAAGGCTTGAACTGCCAGGTCCGGACGTTTGTCGTCTGCGGACACTAGACACGGTTTGCCGGGCTTCGCACCTACGAAGTCCAGCAGTTGCTTCTTCGCGTCGCCCTTGAGCAGCTTTTCAGCTTGGGCGGGCGAAATGAGATCGGCAGGCGGGCGCAGCTTGTCGCGCTTGATGCCTTGCGCGAGCAGGAACCGCTCCGCAGCCGTTTTGTCCTTGAAGAACCGCGAGCGCTTGCCGGCGACGACCTTCAGGCCTGGCACGAACGCTTCTTCCGCGAGCTTGCGGTGCAGATGGTCTTCGATAGCCTTCATGCGCGACTCGTACATGCCTTTGCGCAGCCAGAGCATCGCCAGGTCCGCTTCGTCCATCGTTTCGACGCTCGGGTGCACGAAGTCTTCGAGCACGTCGTCGAGTTGCATCACGCGATGGTCGTAGAGGAACTTCCGGTTCGCTTCGCACTTGTAAAGCACCTTGCAGAAACGGCAAGCCTTGTCGCTCGGACCGAACGGCGGGTTCGGTTCGAGCGCGAGCGCGAAACGCTGCTTGATCTTCTCGCCGATAGCCAGCAGCTCGGCCTTCGTCGTGACCCACACGTCGAAATGATCGAGGCGCGGTTGCGCGATGCGAATAACGACCTCATCGAAGTCGTACAACCAATCCCACTCGTTGATAAAACCAAGCGCGTACATCACGAGCTGCTTGTTCTGATCGGCGTCGACGCGAATGAAGCCGTACTTCAGGTCGGTGATCGTGAGCTTGCGGTGTTGCGCAGCAGCGTGATCGCACGTGCCGAACTGATTGGGGACCGGGCACCAGGGAGAGATGTTGACGCGCTGCTCGACGAAGTGATCGCCGGGCAGGTGCATGATGCGGTCCAGGTAGTCGTTGATGCCGGCGACCATTTCGTCGTCGACTTCAATCTCAAAGCTCTTCGAGGTAGTGAATTCTTCGTCGTACTCGTCAAGGAGCGCGCTGTCGAAAACAGTACCTAGAAGTTCCTCGGGGTCGCGGCGCATGCTGGCGCAGATTTCGGCGACGTGGTGCGCCACGGTGCCTTGCGCAGCTTCAATGCGCTCGACATCCGGTTCTTCTTCATTGAGCAAGAGGCTCGCCGGACAGTCGTATATCCGGTGAGCCGAGCTTGGCGCGAAGCGTGCGTGTGCGCCCATTACTTCTTCCTGAAGGTCGGGCCGGGCAGCACGCGCTTGACGCTGAAAGTCCGCAGGTACTTCGACGGCTTCTTTTTGGCCTGCGCGTTCTTGAGCTTCGCGTACTCGCGCGCGTCGAGGCGCGTATCGAAAACGAACACCGGCTCGTTGATGGTGGCGCCGAACATCACAGTCCTGCGCATGACGACGAACATCGGGTCTTTGGTGGTTGCCATCTCGATCTCCTTTGAAAGAAACGCCGAGGCGAACCCCGGCGTTTCTAGTTTCAGCTCAACGCCGTCGAGTTACTTCTTCTTCGAGGCGTGCTTCTTGATGGTGGCGAGCGCCTTGGCGAACTCTTCCTCCGGGATGGTCAGGACGTTGGCCTGGCCGAGTTCCTTGAGGACCGCGCGGCACACGTCGACACCGTGCGAGGACTTGAGCGCCTTGAACGAGGCAACCACGTCTTCCTGGCTGATCTCGGGCTCGTCGCCGAGGCCGTCGTCGTCGCCGAGGCCCAGGCCGTCGTCGTCTTCACCCAGGCCGTCATCATCGACGACTTCTTCCTTCTCCTTGCCCTTGCCCTTCGAGCCGGCCGGGCGGCCCGGACCCTTCTTGCCTTCGGCAGCGGCGGCTTCGGTGGCGGCGGGCTTCTTGCCGAGCAGCGCGGCGGTGTTGGCCTTGAGCGCGGCGGTCAGTTCTTCGATTTTCTGTTCGAGCATGTTGTAACTCCTAGCTAGGGGTTGAGGTTGGTGAGCTTCGCACGGCCCGTTGCAAATCCGGCTCGGCCAGCGCACTATGCGCTTCCTTGTCGTGCTAAGTCAATAGGCACGCCAAGCCGCTTAGCAACGCCCTTTCCGCCCTTGTACGAGGTCTCCATGCGCCGCGATTCCACTCTCGAAACTCTGGACAGCGCCGAGGCGCGCGTCCGCTATCTGCTCCGGCGCATCGCGCTCATCATCGACCCCGATGCCGGTCAACTCAACGCGTTGTGCCTGAAGTACGACTGGCACGACACGACGGTATCGCGTTGGCAAGCGCGCGGCGGTGTGCCGCGTGACAAGGCGAAGCTGCTGTACGCGGACTTCAACAAACTGATCGGTTTCAACATGGAAGACCTTCTCGGCAACAACAGCGACCAGGAGTAAGCCGCATGGCTACCAAACAGCCGGGCAGCTTGCTCCGTAAGTACGGTGCGAAGTTGCTTGAGAACGGATACTCCATCCTGCCGATTCCGAGCGGGAAGAAAGGTCCGGTCGAACCGAAGTGGCAAAGCCTGCGCGCGAACCCGAACATGGTGCGCGCGTGGTCCGAGGGAAAGTACAAGCACGGCAACATCGGCTTCCACACGCGGTTGACGCCTGCGGTCGACATCGACATCTACGACGAAAAGATGTCTGCGCTCATGGCACACCATGCGCAGGAGATCATCGGCAAGACGATCACGCGCGTCGGCCAGGCGCCGAAGACGATGCTGATCTACCGCACCGACGCGCCGTTCTCGAAGCAGAAAATCACGTTCGTCGACCTCGACGGCGTTGAGCACTCCATTGAAGTGCTCGGCGACGGGCAGCAGTTCGTCGGCATCGGCATCCACCCGGATACGAAGCGTGCGTACCGCTGGCGTTCGCTCGAAGAGTCGCCCATCGGCGTCAAGGTGGAAGACCTTCCCGAGATCACCGCCGATCACATAAAGACGCTGTTCGACGTGTTCAAGATGGAAGCGTCGCGCAACGGCTGGACCCTGAAGTCGCACTCGGCGCAGAACAACCGCAACACGCACACCGACAGCGAGATCGACAGCGACAACGACCAAGCGCTGCTCGCGTTCAAGGCGCCGCTGGACAACATCACCGTCGAGCAGCTTCGCGAAGTCCTGAAGTGGGTGCCTGGCAACGAAGAGTACGACGACTGGCTCAAGGTCGGCATGGCGCTTCATCACCAGTTCGACGGTGACGAGGACGGCCTGGCGCTGTGGCACGAGTGGTCGGAAGGGGCGAGCAACTACGACGCCGACACGCTGGAGCGCAAGTGGAACTCCTTCGCAGACGAGATCGGCCGGAACGTCACGACCGTCGCAACGCTGCTGAAGAAGGCCAAGGAACACCGCGTCGCGCACGCGCAGGAAACCTTCAGCAAAATCCAGCGCAAGATCGACGAGTGCACGAGCGAGGTCGAGCTGCTTGGCACGTTGGCCGCGAAGTGGGGCCGCGTGCTGGAGAGCGACTACCAGGTCGATCTGCTCGCGACATCCATCGTCAAGCGCGTGCGCGAGCTGACCGGCAAGGGCATCCGCATCGACGTGGTGCGCAAGGCCATCAACGAAGGCTACAAGTCCGACTTCGACTACAAGGACGTGCCGCACTGGTGCGACAACGTTGTGTACGTCGACAAGGAAGAGCAGTTCTTCCTCATGGACAGCCGCCTGGCACTGAGCGAGCGCGCGTTCAATGGTCGAAACAACCGCCATCTGCTGTCGAAGAAGGACCGGGCCAGCATGGACGCGGTGCCCGAGCAGCAGGCGTCGCAGCTCGCGCTCAACGTGTACCAGGTGCCGGTCGTCAGCGGCTACGTCTACCTGCCGGGCGCCGAGCGCGTCGTGACCTGGTGCGGCAACCAGCACGTGAACCTCTTCAACGGCAACGACATGGCGCCGACGCCGGAGAAGCTGTCCAAGAAGGACCGCCGAGCCATCGAGATCGTGCAGAAGCACTTCGAGATTTCCTATCCGGTCGAGCGTGAGCGCGAGCTGCTGCTGTCCTGGCTCGCGTACACGATCAAGCGCATGGACAAGAAGATTCGTTGGGCTCCGGTCATCCAGGGTGTCGACGGCGCCGGTAAAGGCTTCATCGGCGAAATGCTCATGGCGATTCTCGGCAAGAACAACGTGTCGTCGATCTCCGCGCAAGCGCTGGAGGAAAAGTACACGAGCTTCTTCGAGAACCGGAAGATCGTTGTGCTGGAAGAAGCGCGCATCCACGGTGCGACCCGCTACGCGGTGATGGACAAGCTCAAGCCCTACATCACGAACGACGTGGTAGACATTCGGCGCATGCACCAGGACACCTACAACATCCCGAGCGTGCTGAACCTGATGATCTTGACCAACCACGCCGACGCGCTGCCGATGTACGACGCGGACCGCCGTTACTTCGTGGTCTCGACCTACTTCCAGACCAAGGAGATGATCGGCAAGTTCCGCGCCGCGAACCCCGACTACTTCGACGACCTGTTCAACGCTATCGCCTATCACCCAGGCGCTATCCGCGAGTGGCTGGAGGACTACAAGCTGCACGAAGAGTTCAACCCGGACGGCCACGCGCCGCACACCGACGCGAAGGACCGCATGGGCGAGCTGGCGCGCGGCAGCGACAACGACGAGCTGGAAGAACTGCTGCAAAGCGCCATCGACCCGGAAGTCACCGAGTACGTGCTCAACGTCTCCAGGCTCCGCGAGCTGGCGACGGACCAGTCCATCCCGTTCCCTGCCGATGCCAAGCTCAGCTCGTTCCTGAGCTACCGTGGCTTCGTCTACGCGGGGCGTGCGCGCAACCAGGAAGGGAAAATGTGCCGCTACTGGACGCGACACCCGGACAAGATCGGCAAGCCGACGTTCCAGGGTTGGCTCGACCGCTTCTTCGAACTGTCGCTCTAAGCGACGCGCAAAAAGAAACCCCCGGTGCGAGCCGGGGGTTTTTTCATGCCTGCGATTTCAGCGCTTCGGCGTGTTGTGCCGGATGAGATCGTGGAAGTGCTGCAACTCCGCGTCGGTCGGCACGCGGCTGAAGATCAACCGAAGCTCGGGCTGTGGCGTGTTCCAGTGCTGCGTGCCGGTGCCGAACACGCGCGAGACACCGAGGCACTGCAAAACTGGAGCCGGCGTTTCCGTGGGCGCGTCGAGCGCGCTGCCGATCTGCGCGATGATCGCCAGGCCGCGCGCGGAAAAGGTGCTCGGCAGCTTCGGCGGGTTCGGGCAGACCGAAGCCAGGTCCGCTTCGCCTTGGTTGCAGTTCTTGCACAGCGCAAGCACGACCTGGCCGTTGCCGTCACGCACGCACAGTGGCGCGTCCTGGTCTGCATCGGTGTAAAGCACGTGGCCGCCATGTTCAAAGACCTTCGCGGCTTCTGCGATCTTAGGATGCGCGTTGCGGTACACGCGGCGCAGTCTCGAAGCCGCGACGCGCTCGCCGTCTTCAACCCCGGAGATCAAGCCGCGCAGCTCTTCATCGACGTGGGTTTCAGGCAGGGCCGGAATAAACCCCCCGAGCGGAATCGTCGCGACGCCGCAGGTCGGAGGTTCGGGGTCATTGATGTCCCATGTGAGGTTGCACAGATCGCAACGCATCTGGTCGCTCATCTGGTAGGCCTTACAGCGGCTCATAGCAGTTCTCCTTTCTCGAACAGTGCGGCAGTGAAGTCGGCGCGCATCACAAACTCGCCCATCGCCTTCTTGCGGCCGATGATCGCGTACCGGCGCTGTTGGCCGGCCGCGACGTACTGCTCCATCTCGCGCGGGGTGAATTTATAGACGCGGCGCGAAGCCGGGTCGAGATCGAGGTAAATCGAAGGGTCGTCATTGAGGCTGACCCAAACACTACCGTCTTTCATTCCTGTGGCTGGCATTTCGATTACTCCTGGCGGCGGAAATCGCCGCATTAATTGTGCGCCTGGCCGCGTCGCGGGTCAACGGATTAATTGCTGGGGGCCGTTTTGGCCCTCGAAGGCCAGGCGGCGGAAAACCCCTCGAACTAATTAATTGCCGCTGATTGGTGCCGAAAATGGCCGAAATCAATTAAATCGGGCTCTTGTGACACTTGGAAGCCGTTTTGTGACACTTGCGGACCCCCTAAGTGTCACAAGGATGTCGTTGATTCGCATAAGGAAATAATACCTTGTGACACTTGTGACACTTGTGACACTACTTCTACCGTACGTGAGAAAGTGTTTTTGCCTCTTCAGTAAATACCTTGGAGTTAATTGGGACATTCGTTTTTTCTTTCGCACGTAAGAGAAAAGTAGTGTCACAAGTGTCACAAGTGTCACAAGCACCGGAAATCCCCCCACTTTCAACGACTTCCTTGTGACACTAGGCCGATTCGCAAGTGTCACAAGTGTCACAGGCCGAATTAATTGGATTGTTGCGCGAAACGACGCAATTCGGCGGGAATTAAATGCCGATTGGAGACTGAGCCGTAAAAAATTCGAAAATTATGCGTCTACCGGGCTCGGCGCCCCCCGCGCCCCTCGCGCGCCCCGGCCGGAGTACCTTTTTACTCGACGCGAGGTAGCTTTGACGTGCCCTAGCGCCGCGCAGGAACGCGCGCACGGCCACAACGCCGCATAGGGCAGGCACGATAAGCAATTAATTAATTAAACCCCGCACGCGCGCATATACGCGGCCAGGGATAGGGGAATAAATGCCAGGCATTGCACCAGGCCACCACGGGACGCCATCACCAGGCCAAGCCGCGCCCCCGTCTATCGTCCTATTTCCGGCAACACTCCAGGGAAGAAACGCGCGACGCCAGGCCGGCACCAGGAAGCGCGCGATTAACCAGGACGCCAGGCCTAAGCGCTACCAGGTAGCGCACCAGGTAACACCAGGCGACCAGGTGCACGCATTACCAGGACGGCACCAGGGCGCGCACCAGGTGCACCAGGACGCGCACCAGGCGACCAGGACGCCAGGCGCCAGCGATCACCAGGGCAAGACCAGGAAGCGCACCAGGCGCGACCAGGTGCGCGAATTGCGCCAGGTGCACGCATCACCAGGCCAGCACCAGGACAGGCGCACCAGGTGCACCAGGACGCGCACCAGGCGCACCACGTCACCAGGTGCGGCCGATCTCCAGGCAAGCGCGCCAGGCGTCACCAGGGCGCGCACCAGGGCGCACGCATCACCAGGCGCACGCGTGCCGGAATGTAGGCCTAGCGGATTAGGGCATGGGGGGACAGCTCGAATTAATCCGGCACCAGGTGCAACGCATCACCAGGACGCGAACGGCACCAGGGCGCACCAGGACGCGCCAGGAAGCCGCGCAAAAGAAAAGCCCGGCACGTGGCCGGGCTTGTATGCGTTGCGAGCGTGCGCGCCTTGCTAGTCGGGATAGTCGCGCCCGATGTCGCGCACGCGCGCCGCGTAACTCTTCCCGTGCGGCTTAACGTGCCATGTGGTGCCCAGCAGTAGCGCCAGGATTACCAGGCCGACGACGGCGCCGCATTCCAGGAACGCAAGCCAGGCGAGCGGAATCACCAGGAAGGCGACAAGCGCGAGCCAGCACGCCCACGCAACGCCGCGCACCAGGTAATCCGCTAGCGCATTGCGCGCGATAGCGTCGCGCATCTCCGCATCCGTGCGCCTCATGGGCTAACCCCCGTCACCAGCAGGCGCCGGCCGTTAGCGTGGATGAAATGCGGAACGCCAAACGCTTCGCAATCGGAATAAAGGCGACGCCACCGGCCCGCGTAGAAGACGACGAACCGACAAGCGCTAATGCTTCCGCGCTTGCGTTGCGGGCGCCAGTCTTCGCGGTAGGGCGCCGCGTCGCTATCGCTGCCGTCTGCGCGCTTGACGTACACCACGCGATCACGGCCGCTCATGCGCGCTCTACCTTGATTCCGCCACGCGGCCCGACACTCAAAACAAAATCCGGATATTCCGCGATCTCTTTACGTGTCGGCGCCAGGTGCACGCTTGCCGTTAGCATTTGCCCGATGCGTTCAAGCGGGCGCGCGTATCGCTCGAATTCATCGCGCGCAAGTTTTAGCGATGCGTGCGGGCTCGATTGTTCGAGCGTGTCACGCTCCAGGCAAAGCCAGAAAGAATCGCGCGGCGTAGCGAACGGGCGCGACGCCTTGAACGCGACAGCACGCGCGGCCGTCAAACTCTTTCCGGAGTAGAGCACGGCAGGCACGCGGTTTTGTCCGTTGCCGTCTTTCACCAGGACGACGCCAGCGGAAGGGGACGGCATGCAAACCAACACGCCGCCGGGATACGTGTCGACATAGCCGCACGCGAGACCGTAGCGCGACAATCGGCCGTCTCTGTTCACCAGCACCAGGGGGCGCGACGTGCGCGGCTTGCGCGGTTCCGCGTGGTAATACTCGAACGGGCAACGGCCGCCGGGCGCTGGAGTGTAGCTAGTCGCGATTGAATCATCCCAGGAACGGCCGCACGCGCCGCACGTGCACGCGTTCGGATTCTTTGCGGCTTGCGCACGCGTCAACGGGCGCACGGGAAAATCGGCGGGAATCTTTTTCATGTCATGGGCTCCAGGTTCAACGGATAACGCGCAAGCGCGCCAGCGATTCGGAAACGCTGATGGCATCGCCGCCATGCGAGCGCGCGTTATGAATCGCGAGATGGCACGGCATCCAGCCAGTCGATTTGCCGACGTTGAAGCGCACCCGCTCGCCGTATCGCTCGCATTCAACGCGGCGCCCTTCGAGCCCGACTAGCAGCGGGTGCAGTTCCGCGCCGCAACGCTTGCCCGTGCGCGTGTTGAACGCGGCGCCGTATTCCATGACATCCGCGCACGCTTGGAAATGTGCGGCCGTGCCAGGCGCGCCGATTGCGTCCAGCATAAGGCGCACGCGTTGCAGTTCATCACCGGGCGCGGCTTCCCGCTCCAGCCAGTTCACAACGCCGCGCGCCTTCCTGTCGAGCACGTCAAACCCGTAGCAGGAAAAACCGCCGCCGCACGGCATCACGTAAACGCCTTGCGCAGTGTTGATTGAATGCAGTTTCATGCGATGTACTCCAGGCGGCGCGCGATATTCTCCAGCTCGGCGAATGCGACCACATGGCACCCGACCACAATCGCGCCGTCCGCTTCGATTCGTTCAAGGCGGAAGCTCCCGACCTGTTGCGGCGGCGTGACTTCCTGCGCGGCGCCGCTCGCGCGTACCGCGTTCACTGCGCGCCACAAGCCAGGCGCAACGGCCACCGGCACGCGTGCGCCCCAGCTCGTGACAATCTCGGAACGCTCCAGGCGCAACAGCGGGCCGACATCGCGCGGAACGCTCGCGCCCGGCTTGCCTTCGCGCCAGGCTTCAATTTGCGCGGCGTCTTCTTGCGCGAAACTCGCGAGCGCATGCGCCAGCATTCCGCGCAGTGACGGCAAGCCCGCAATCATCGCGGCGTGCTCGCGCAACGCGGGATGCTTGGCCGGCAGGTGCGCCGCGCCGCGTTCAATGCGGCGGATTGCTTCACGATACTCGCGCGCCGCGTGGCGCATCTCGCCCGCGTTCGCGTGCCGGTCGCCGTTCCGGATGTCATGCGCGGCGGCGTGCGCCAGGTCTTCAACGGCGGACGCGATACGCTCGGCGCGCTTGCCGCGCGCGATGATGTTATGCGCGCGTTCCACAAGCCACGCGGGCAGACTGCCGGAGCTTTCGTCGCGGATGTCAAAGCTACGGGAAAGCCACCGCGACGCGCGCCTCAGGTAGCGCGAGCGCTTGCCGTCCGGACGCATGCGGCGCCGATAGTCGCGCTCCGCGCGGTACAGTTCGCGCCGCGCGTCTTCTTCGTTTTCTTTCGCGCTCGCTGCGATGGTCGCGGCTTCATACTCGCGCACCAGGGCCGCCGCGTCCGGCATCTTAGGACGGCGGATGGCGAATTGCTTCGCGAGCCCGTTCACCAGGTCCGCCAGGTTAGCCGCATCTTTCGCGCGGCGGTACATGGTCGCAACGGATGCCGGATTGCCGCCGCGATAGTTTCCGGCCGTGTCCAGGATGCCGCACGCGACGCAATAGGCAAACTGCCCGCGCGCTTCATCCACCAGGCATCGCACGCGCTCCGCGTCGCGGCGGATACGCTCGCGCGCTTCTTCTTTGCCGATCACGCGCGCGGCGGCGTTGCAAATCTCTTTCTCGGCGGCGTTATCGTGCGACGTTCCCAGCGCATCCGCCGGCAGTTTCGCAACGGTCGCGCGGATGGCGCGGGCCGCTGCTTTCGTTTCCTTCGAGACTTCCGCCGCGTCGCCTTTGCCTTCGAGCAGGAACGCCGCCAGCTTGTCGGCGATGCCCGCGCGGCGCATGCCTTCACTGAAAAGCCCGTCACGCTTTCCGGAGCGGCGCGCCGTGTTGCCCGCTTCCGCAAACTTGCCGCCGGCCGTTTCGAGCATGCGCGCGGCAAGCTTGACCAGGCCATAAGGCGAGCGCACGTCGTCCGCTTTGATGCCGGGAATGTGCCACGCGTTGTCCCAGGTGTAGCGCGTCAACGCGTTGCGCGCGTAGCCTTGATGCCGTGACGTGCTGATGCTGTAGCTATCGGAATTCCAAAGCAGCACGGCGCCCGCGCCCGTCTCCAGCCAATGCGCGATGATGAAATGCGAGCCGTAGGAAAACAGGCTCGGCCCGTTGAAATAGAAATTCTGCGACGACGTGCGCGCCGTATCTTGCGAACGATTGGCGAACAAGTGCGCGACCATATCCGGGGAGTGAACAATTTTCATTTTAGCGGGCCTCATTAGTGGCGGAAAGGAAAAGCGCGACAGCGATCAGGCAGAACAGGACGCAACACAAAACAGCCGCGCGACGTTCCGCGCGACGCGTTGCGATGTCGCGCGCGGCGTACGCGTTCGCGACATCCGTCCGGCGGACGATGGACGCCGCCAGGTTATCAGCGGCGCGAGCGTGCGCGGCTTTGCGGGAAAAGTAATTCATGCGGCGTTCTCCAGGTTGAAAGACGCGCGGCCCGTGGTGCCTGCGCGTTCCGCGTAAACTTCGCAACGGATAGCGCGCTCGCGCAATGCGCGCACGTGCTCCAGGTCGGGCGCCAGGAAGACAACGCGAGACGGCGCCGCGAACGCCGCGCGGTTCAAGCGCTCGCGCCAGGACTGCGCGCGGCCGTTCACCAGGGCGCGCGGAATGTCGCGGCGTGCGATCACCAGGCGCGACGCGTGCACGGGCGCCAGGGCCAGGAAAGAAGCCAGGAAGGCGCGCACGTCAGGCCACCGACACGACGACATGACGCGGCAACGGCGCATCATGTGCGAAGCCCAAAAGCTCGCGCACGTATGCACGCGCGGCGCGCTTGTCTTCGGCGAAGACGACGACGGGAAGGCAAGCATTCGAGACAAAGAGATAACGGCGCATGGCGAAACCCTTTCAACTAACCCGGCGGAATTGCCGGCAATGCGCGCACCAGGTGCGGGGCGCGCATTACCTGTTATTCAGGCGGTAGCGCCGCGCACCAGCAAAGCGGGCGCGATGGCGAACGGGTCAAAGCTTTCCATAGCGGCATTGAAGCCGTCGCCGTCGTTATAGTTCCAATCCGATATGAGCGTATCGCCTTCGCCAATCATCACTAGAACGCCGTGCTCCGCGCCGCGCTTGCCTTTGCGAAACCTAACGCTAACTTCGTCCAGGTTAAACGCGAGTTCTAGAACTTCCTTCGCGCTCGAAACGCGCGGCATTTCGTCGCCGTCATTGATTCGGAACGGCAGGAAACCGCGCGCCGCCAGGTGCGCGCAAAGGTTCCACAGAATCGCGCGCTCCAGGTATCCATTCGGCGAAACCTTGCACCCGAAACGCGCAAGCATCATCGCGTCATGCTCCAGGGCAGGCGCGGCGGTAATGTCTACAGTGCACATATTGAAAATTCCTTTTCAGTTAGAGAAACGGGCGGACAGCTCGAAAGCAACGGCCACGGATTGCGCGACCTGCTTTGCGATTGTGTTATGCGGCTGACGATCAACGGCGCGCACGTCGTCGCGCCAGGCGCCGCGATCAGCGCCACGCGCACGGCGCGCAGCTTGATCTATCAAATAGTCCGCTTCCGCGCGGACGGCCGCAATCGCGGCGCGCTTCGTCGTGATGAATTCAGTGAGCATTAGCGCGCCCCCTTCATGCGGCCAAGCGTGCGCCGCGCGCGTTCCATGCGAGCATCGCGCAATTCCCGCGCCGCGAGCGTCGCATCATCCCAACGATGGCGCGAGTATTCCCCGGCGGAATTGTTGGCGCGGCGCGCGTGCGCGATGGCGGCGCGATTCAGGCGGCGCGCGTCGGCGACATCGGCCGACGCAAGC